GCCTTCTCGTCTCGATTCAGATATTTAATTAAATCCTGCTTATGGTAAGAGAATTGAACTAACAATTCGTTCACCAAACATTCCGGTTTACTACCCTGCACAAGATGCTTCATCGTCTTTTCCTTTCCTAAAAAATGATCATCAAGAGAACCGCGGAGACAAAACCCGCCCCAAAGATGCACGCGTCAAGGGTCGTCAGCACGTGACCCTTAATCTCGATATGGAGAAATTCCGGTTCTGGTTTTTTTGTGGCTTGACGTTCGATTTCCTGCGTGCGTTCTTCTACTGTTTTTGTTTCCATCTTGGCGTTCATGATTTCCCCCCTTTCTCCTTCCCGGTTGCCTTGGCCCCGGTTGCCTTGGCGAGTTTCAATAAAGATTCCAATTCCTCAATTCGTCCTTCGGCATGAGCCACATAGCCTCCCGCTCCCGTGTAGCCGAACGCATCCCTTGCATCCGAAAGTTCGGTCCTGGCATTCTTGAGTCTCTTATTTAATTCTTCAATTAGATTCATCGTCCTTTCTCCTTCCCGGTTGCCTTGGCCCCGGTTGCCTTGGCGATTGCTCGGTCAACTTGCAGACGAGGGCAACGGTCCGGGAGACAAAAACAATTTCTGGGGTGCGGCCTTCCCGTCCAGCAAGCTGCAATCATCTTCCGAGCTACTTTTAACGCTTTGAGCATCTCCCGGCGGCCTTCCAGTCTTCCCTCTTCCCTTGCTTCTTTTAGTTGGTCTTCCATCTCTCTTTCCTTTCTCAAAAACGAAAAAACCTTTTCCTATGCTTTCCATGTAGATAATTATAACCCGTGTACACTCATAGTCAATCATATTCCACCCTAAATAAAATAATAGTGAAAATAAAATCCCCTTGCAATTTTAGCCCATTTGGGAGCATTCTAATGCTATGTCGGAACAAGAAATAAAAAAACTTCCATCCCTGACTGAGCAAAAAAAGAGAGTCTTTCTGGAAATTTACCGGGACGCGGGTACGATGAGAGAAGCGGCCGAACGTGCCGATATATACGTAGGGACGGCATACGATTGGATACGCCAGGACGCGGAATTCCGGGACGCGCTCGAGATCGCACGCCAGGAAGCTGGCGAAGCTCTGATCAGGGAAGCGCGCCGGCGCGCCATGAAATCCTCAGATAATCTATTGATGTTCCTCATCAAAAAGTTTGACCCTAGTTATCGGGACAACCCCAAGCTGATCACCAATATCGCCCCTGTCGTCAATGTATCGAGCGAGCTAAAGAAACTGAACCAGGCCGAACTAGCTACGATCCGGGAAGCAGTGTACAGGATAAGATCTAAACCTCATGATGCATTGCATCATGAGGGGGGGAAGGGGGAGGGGGAGGAATGACGCGTCGCGTCATGCAGGGGGGGGAGAGTGAATGAGTGTAACCCCTTGGAGGATGGAGAGTTGGGGAATGAACGCAAACCCTTGGGTGGGAGGGGGTTACGAAAAGCGTCCGTACCGGCCGCCTTATTCCTAAAGTCCGTAAGGGGACAGTGGGTCCCCTATCGATTACGGGTCCCCTATCTTACATGGGTCCCCTATTCTATGTGGGTCCCCTATGAGTGACGGGTCCCCTACAGACATTCCAAAAGAATTTTTAGATCTCGTAGAGATCGACAAGGTACTGCTCCCGCAATCTCTCCACGAGTTTGTCAAAGCGACCTGGCACGTCATCGAGCCAGGAGTCCCATTCAAGGACAACTGGCATCTGAAGATGATCTGCGATCATCTTCAAGCGGTAACGGAAGGGAAGTTGAAGAGATTGATCATCAACGTACCGCCCCGAACGGGAAAGAGTTCGATAGTGAGCGTGTTGTGGCCGTGTTGGGAATGGACGAGGAACGCGAGCATTCCGTTCATGTTTGCCAGTTACGCGCTGAGGCTGGCGTTGAGGGATAACCTGCGGAGAAGGCAGGTAGTGGAGTCGAAGTTTTACCAGGACAGGTTTGGTGGAAAGGTGGGATTTGCGGGAGAGCAGCGGGAGAAGGCATACTTCCGGAACACGGCGCAGGGAAGCATGTTTGCGAGTTCCTTGGGATCGAGCAACATTCTTGGTTTCGGTGGATTGAGATTGGTTTTGGATGATCCGCAAGATCCTACAGGAGCGGAGAGCGAGGTGGTGAGGGAGAGCGTCACGGAATGGTTATGCAGGACATGGCCCAGTCGTAAAGATTCACCGGAAGCGGCGGAGGTATTGATTCAGCAGAGGCTGCACGAAGGGGACGCTACGGGGCTGTACTTGAAGCAGGGAGGATGGACGCATCTGAAAGTGCCCATGGAATGGGAAGGAGATTCAGAGTGTGCGCCGGAGGTAGCGGATCCACGGAGGAACCTGGGAGAGATCCTTGATTCGACGAGGTTTCCTAAGGATTTCCTGGAGGACTTGAAGAAGAGGTTGGGTCCGTATGGGGTGGCGGGTCAGTTACAGCAAAGACCGGCTCCTATGGAAGGTGGGATAGTCAAGAGGGAATGGATAAAGCATTACGACGTGTTGAAGGATGGCCGGATCAGCGTCATGGACGGATTATACGAATACGATGCGATGAGTCATTTCCGATTCTGCACGGCGGATTTGGCTGCGAGGGAGAAGGAGTTGGGAGGACCCGGAAGAGGGCAGAAGACGGATCCTGACTACACGGTTTTCGCGGCTTGGAGTGTATTCATAACAGCGCAAGGCTTACCGATCCTGACGCTTTTAGACTTGGTAAGAGAGCGGATGGAAGGCCCGGACATTCTGAAGAAGCTGAAAGCGTTCCACAGGCGATGGGATTTCTCGGTAATCGGTATGGAGACGATTTCGTTCCAGTTGAGTATGTTCCAGTTTGCCAGGAGGGAAGGATTACCGGTAAGGGAGATATCGACGAGGCGAGGAGGAGACGTTCTCTACAGGATAGACACGGACAAGATGGGCAGAATGATGAGAGCGACGAATCTTTTAGCGGACGGCAGGTTTTGGATACCGGCGTATGCGAGTTGGCTGGACGCATTTGAGAGCGAACTCTGTACATTCCCGAATGCGGCACATGATGACATGTGTGATGTGGTAGCGTATGGAGTAGCGATAGCGGAGAGGATAAAGGGAAGAGGAGGAACGAAGGATACCTCCCCCGCACCATCCTCCTCCCCAGAGGAGGAGGAGCGGAGAGCGGAGAGGAATCGAAGCGGCCCACCAACGGCATGGGATTTTATAGAGGTAAAACGACCGCCGGGGTGGTAAGGTACGGGAAAGTAGGAAAAAGAAGGGGATCAGACAATGGGTGTACCGCTCGTAATCAGAAGTCAGAACGATCTGCTGTACGCGTACCAGTTAAGTGCGGCATACAGGAGTCCCTGGGTATTCGATCCAGACCTGGCATTGAGAAGTGAGCCAGACATCTGGGAGATCATCCGGAACGAGCCGGTGGTATTGGCGGAACTGGAGAGGCGAAACCGCAACGTAGTTCGTCCCTGGCGTGTGATCGCAAACCGACACGCCACGAAGTCGAAGAACATATCCAAAGGGATGAAGGACGACTCCAAGAAGCTGGCCGGGATTGTAGGGGAAGGTATCGCATACATAGCAGAGTTCAACGCAGCGCGACGAAGGCTGGCGGATGCGTTCACGATAGGGCGAACTTACGAGTTCATTCATTGGGACAAGAGGGATATCGCGCTGGACGGTCTTCCGAAGATGGAATGGTACATCCCGGAAAGGATGACCAACGTAGACCGGCGAAGAATCCACTGGGTAACGGACTGGTCAAAAGGTGGCTTTATCGAAAAGATCGGCGTTCACCTTGAGATGTTTGATTCCAACAAGTACGGCTGGTTCCGCATATCGAACGACATGCGACGAAACCTCGTGGAATACGTATTCACCAACGAAGAGGATAGAGTTGGCTATGGCCGTGGGACAATGCAGGCATTGTACTTCGCACATTACTGCAAAACCGTAGGCGTAAAAAAGATGAGCGAAGGCATGGACCGGTATGCGAATGGAATCATGAAAATCAA